CCGATTTGTACTTAAAAGAAACAAGGGTCATCCAGACAAGGATCGCCTAATGTCTGACATTTGAGCCACAGACTACGATAGGCTCACCTCAGGCCCGAAACCAGAGCAGACTAAATATCCTCTCTGGTAAATAATCCAATGTAATCAATGGATCACTATTGATTGACCTAAGATCCACCAGGATTTCTGGTACCATAGTCAGACTTTGGACCCCCCAGTGCCTCAGTCAATCAATCGATTTCAAAAGACAGTTAAAGGTTGTGCTTGTTGTTGTTGTTGTCAGACCCTTCGAAAGAGAGACCCAAGTTCTCCACCAAGGTCCGACCCAAGTCCAACATAAGCTCCCCCACCCACCGCCCCACAACAGTCCGACCTAAGTCAGACCCTAGTCCCCCAAAGAGGAACACAAGATGGCCCTAGAGTCAGGAACCTATATCAACAGTTTGAACGCAAGTAACCCTGCGTCTACCGATGGCCTAGGTCAGGCTGATGACCACCTACGTCTAATCAAGAGTACTCTACTTGCGACCCTACCCAACGTAACTGGTGCGGTGACTGCCGACCAGTCAGAGCTTAATGCCCTAGACGGCTACACAGGCAACACTGCGGATCTAAACATCTTGTCAGGAGCCGCAGCGGCTGGTGTCACAGCTACAGAGTTCCAGTACCTCAATGGTGTCACCAGTGGCATTCAGGCGCAGATAAATGCCATCACCAGTTCTGGATCCACAGTCAACGATGGTACCATGACGATCCAAGCTGGGACCCTGTTGTCAACTGGTGGCAGCTTCACGACCAACCAGGCATCCGCAAGCACCATCACCATAGATCACGCCACGGTATCCCGTAGTAACACCACGACCTCTGTGGCCCCCGCAGCTGGCACTACGTTCACTGCTATCGACCAGGTCACCTCAGACAGCTATGGTCACATCACGGGTGTCCGTACCAAGACTGTCACTATGCCATCCTCGGCATCTGGTGGTATCGCGTTGACGGATCTGTCAGTAGGCGCAGAGGGTACCGCCAGTGGCAATGGATCCCTCAGCTACAACAGTGCCAATGGTGTCTTCACCTATAGTCCCCCCACGGCGGCTGGCTTAGGTGCCCTGACGGCTCACCCGAACATCAGTGCGGCCTCTAGTAGTAACAACAGTGGTAGTACGTTCATCCAGGACATCACCCTAGACAGCAATGGTCACGTCACAGGTATAGCCACTGCTACTGCAACCGCGTCTGTTACGACATCACAAGTCGCCACTGCGACTGCTGGTCTACAAGCGGATGACGTTGGTAGTTATGCCTTCTTGAAGGGGTCAATTGGTAGTGAAAACTCAACAGTCAGTGGGTCTGTCATGCGTTTCTCAAACTATACAGCGGTTGCTGGGAACTTTACTTCTTCGTCTGGCACATGGCGGCGTATGGGGTCTACTCTTGATAGTGGACCGACAGTCTATCTAAGGATTTCATAAGATGACAACTATAGAGATCACCGAAGTACGAAACGCTCAGTCAATGAACCCTGAGAACACCCAGTTTGACGTAGAGATTAACCACCCAGACTACGGGTGGATCCCCTACGCACTAACACCTTGGGACACCGATATGACCATAGACAACACAGCCCTGTTGTCTCTCATCGGTACAGACTTTGCGCCATTCTCTCAGGCAGACCATGATGTACGAGTTGCCGCTTTTGTCAGAGACCAGCGTGACTCAAAATTAACCAACGAGGTAGACCCAGTCGTCAGTAACCCCCTGCGCTGGGCCGACCTAAGCGAACAAGAGCAAGCTGACGTCTCAGCCTACCGACTAGCGTTACTCGATGTACCTCAGCAACAAGGGTTCCCGCACACAGTCTCCTGGCCTACACCACCAGCTTGTCTCTAACACGAAGGACACCAGTCCATGCCAAACCTACCGATCCGCGACCTAGGTTCCGTAGGCGTAATCACTGATGTCGACCCCTTCAACCTACCGATCAATGCGTTCACCCGCGCTAAGAACGTCAGGTTTGACCAAGGCAACATCCGTAGATCCCCAGGGTTCCGTGATGTCTCCACAGTCACGGGCTTCACCCCAGTGTTCATCCACGGTGTCTATAACGCCACTGGATATGACACAGTGACCGTGGTTTCCGATGACTTTGATGTCTACAACTTCAGTAACGGTACCATTGCCCTAGATTACAACTCCAGTGCATCTGCCAGTCCCGCCCAAGTCACAGCGACGTCCCTAGCGAACGTCCAGTACTTGAACCGAGAGGACATCGCGCCCCTCTACAAGACCCCAGCGATGAACAACTATGCCCCCCTAGTCAACTGGCCCTCAGGCTACACCTGTGAATCATTAAGATCCTATGGTGACTTCCTGATTGCTATGAACATGGACGAGGGTGGTCAGAGCTTTCCAACCCGCGTTAGGTTCTCAGATATTGCTCTAGCTAACCAGGCTCCCACTAGTTGGGACGAGACAGACACCACCAAGAGTGCTGGGTTTAACGACCTAGCTCAGATGAACACCCCGATCATCGATGGTCAGACCCTGGGCTCTAACTTCCTGATCTACTCTAGTGACCAGGTTTGGCTCATGGAGTTCGTCGGTGGCACCTTCATATTCAACTTCCGTAAGCTCTTCAGTGACGTTGGTGTCATCAACCAGAACTGCATAGTGGAAGTCCAAGGGCGACACTACGTCTTCGACCAAGACGACATCTACATGACAGATGGTGTCAGTACCCAAAGTATCTGTGATGGTCGCGTGAAAGACTACATCTTCTCAGGTATCGACACGAGTTCCCTAGATCGCTGTTTCGTTCAGTATGACCCAGCGCGTGAAGAGATATACTTCTGCTACAAGAGCAGCGACGACATGGCTGAGTTCACCAATGGTGACGGGTGTAATCGTGCAGCTGTCTTTAACTATGCAAGCAACACCTGGTCCTTCCTAGATCTACCTAATGTCTACGCAGGGGCCAGTGCCAACGTCGACACAGTAGAGACCTACGACACAGCCAGCGTTACTTACAACCAAGCTGGTTCTACATACGCATCTCAGGACGCTGGTTTCACCCGTAACATCCTTATGCTCTCCCAGGCATCCTCAAGCGATGGTTTGTCTGGTAGCAACATCCTGGGTCTAGATGGTATTGACGAGGGGTCAACCCTAGCTGGCGCATTGAACACCAGTGCAACCAAACCCATGAGACTAGAGCGAACAGGGATTGACCTTGACACGGAAGCACAGCTACCCCTGACTGGCTACAAGAACATCCGTAAGATGGTCCCCCAGTTCAACACTGTGGCAACCAACAAAGTCTTCAATGTGTCTATGGGTGCATCAGACCTAGCAACCTCGGCCCCCACCTACGAGACCTCTGTGTCTCTAGATACGTCATCGGCCTACAAGGTCGACTCTAGATCATCAGGTCGCTACCTGAGTTACAAGATTGAGACCCCAGACACCAAAGACTTCACGATCTCTGGATTTGACTTTGACATCGTAGCAACTGGGAGACGTTAGACATGGCGACGAACTCAGTAACTGACGTCACCATCACGACATATGTCAGACGTCCGACCCCCAACCTAGATGAGAGCTTTCGTCTCTACATAGGACAAGAGTTCCAAGCTATCGAGAACGCAATCAATAGTATCATCCAAGGTACCATCCAGGTGACCGACAATCCCCCAGAGAAACCAAAGAAGGGCATGGTTCGCTATGCCTTGTCACCTTGGGATCCACTGGGGTCTGGCTACACTGGCCTGGTTGTCTATGACGGGACATCTTGGTCATCCTTTAGTCCATCAACTTATGACGACTTCCCCAACTAAAGATCATGAAACAGGATTTACAGATACGCACGTCTATCATGACGCTACAGGCGTTATTGATGCACGGTGCAGAACACGGTGAAATTGAAGACAACACTGATGACACTGAGCTTCAACATTTCTTTACACCACTTGATGATGACTATGGGTGCTCAACCTATGCACGTCAGTTGTTTATGCCTAAGGGTATGGTCGTCGTCGGTAAGCTACACAAGAAGCCCCACCTAACATTCTTGATGAAAGGTACCATCCTTGTTGTCTCAGAGAATGGCGGCAAACAGCGTCTCAAAGGTCCCCTAACGTTTGTGTCACCAGCTGGGGTAAAGCGCGTGTTTTACATTGAGGAAGACACAATACTGACAACAGTCCACCTGACTAAAGAGACTGAAGAAGAATACTTAGACAAGGTAGAAGAAGAGGTCATTAGCCCAACATACGAGGCTATGGGTCTAGAAGAGCCTGACTTAACCAAGCTCAATCATTTCTTAGAGAACCTTGATCAGGATACCAAAAAGGAAAACTAATATGGCATGGGTCGTAATAGGATCAGCGGTTGTCGGCGGTATAGCCGCGAACTCGGCTGCTAAAAAGAACGCAGCTGCAATGGATCGCGCAAACGAGCAGAACAACCAGTATCTGAACGCAGCGATGCCTTACATCAACACAAACCTAGGCAACGTCTCTGGTTACTACGACGACATGATCGCCAAAGGTCCCTACCAAGGTGACTTCTACGCACAGCCAAACACCATGCAAACTGGTGCAAACACCCAGCTGTACAACCTAGGTAACAACCTGGTCGACCGTGGCAACTCTATGTATCAAGATGGTATCAACTACGCTGCCCCAGGTATGAACTTCGGTAATAACGCCAACAGCCTGTACAACAAGTTCACAGGTATGGCTGGCGACTTCACCAACCGTGTTGGTCAATTTGATGCCTTAGCTAACAACCAGATGAACCTGGCGAATGACTACAGCAACATCCGCGATGGCATTGGTAACTACCGCTCCAACTTTAATGACCTAGCAACCAACAGTCAGGGTGTCACTGATCGCTTCGGTAACCTAGCCGACAAGGCGTTAAACGATGATCGCATAGGAACTGCATCCCAGTATGCCTTAGATAACATGAACCCCATCGTCGACGCCATGATGCGTGACGACAGGCGCACACTGACTGAACAAACGCTCCCAGGTATCAACTTGGCAGCATCGGCCTCAGGTAATCCTAACTCCAGCCGCGCTGGTGTTGCTGATGCATTGGCTAACCGTGCATTTGATGACCGCCGCGCAGACGTCAGTTCTGATGTTTACAACAGTCTCAAAGACGCAAGCCTGGCCCAACAGAACACCCAGTTCAACCAAGGCATGACTGGCACAGTCAACATGGCGAACAACATGTCTAACACTGGTGGTTTCGATGGTGACGCCATGAACACCTACGTCAACCAGGGTAACATGACGGGTAACATGGGAACTGCCTACGGTAACGCTGGTAGTGCCCTGACAGCTGGTAACAACACCATGACGTCAGCTGGTAACATGTTGTCAAACGCTGGCACTGCGAACAACCAGCTAAACACAGCGACAACCACTGGTATGAACATGGCTAACCAGGGTAACAACACAAGTGTGTCTGGCGCTAATACCGCATTGAGTGCAGGTAACAATCAGAACACATGGGACCAAGGCAAACTTGATGCAGACCGCTCACAGTTCGACTACCTGACTGGCTATAATTACAACCTAGGTAAAGACTACGGTGGCTTCTTAGCTAGCGGTTCTCCAGGATCGGGAAATTACCAAGCAAACATGGTTAATCCAGGGCAATCCTTCCTCGGCGGTGCTATGTCGGGAGCGGGTATGGCAAACCAACTTGGCTTTAGTATTAATGGCAACTCTTCGTTCTTTAATCCTTTGTTTGGCGGTGGCCCTGGCCTCGGCGGCTTTGTGTAGGAGAAACTGACAAATGGTTAACTTTTCGTATCCCCCAGGTGTTTTAAACCAAAACCCTAATGGTCAGCCCCCAATGAGTATGGGATCACCTTTACTGATGCAAAACCCAGCACCAGCGAAACCACCAGCACTCCAGGGTGCAACTGGTAACGCACGTGGGTCTTCCCGTATGCCTATGATCCCTGACAACCGCATTGGTTTAGGTGAAGGACTACTACGTGTTGGTGGTGCAATGATGCAAGGTGCTAACACTGGTCAAGGTTATTCATCGGCAATCGATGCCTATGGTAACATCATGGACTACAACCGCCAGGCTGACATGGAGCGTATGCAGATCGAGGAAGCGCGGATGCTGGAAGACCAGCGTCGTAAAGATCTGATGCGTAAGATGAACTCAGGCGGTGCTGGTGGTAATAACCCTGGTGATCCAGAGGCCATTGGTGAGGTCCGTTCAGCTATTGCTAAACTACAGTCTGCCCGTGATATGTTTACACAGGACCCTGACAGTAGTCTAACGGGTTTTAATTGGGCAGCTATCGCAAGTCGTCTTACAGGACGCGCTGTTGGCAACGAGGACGAGGCAAAACGCCTGTTCCTACAGGAAGTCCGTCTAGACAGTGTTATGCAGCGTGTAGCTCAGACCAAAGGTGCAATCTCTAACGCCGAAATGCAACTATTTGCGTCACAAGCTCCAACCCTAGACAGTAACGACGTTGTCTGGAAAGCATGGCTTGATCGTCAGCTTCTACTACAGAAGAAGATCCTCAATCGACTTCAGAATTGCATCCAGGTTGATCCTAATGCGCCTCTCGATGATGATCTAGCTGACCCAAATACAAGTACAGTCGACCAGTCAGTGATTGATGAAGCTAACGCTGTCATTAACGGCGGTTAATACTCCCTTACATTTAGAGGTTCTCTATGGCTCAAGACAACTTGACAGCCTACGCGCAGTGGCTTGTCCAAAACAAGGACAAGAAGGGGACCCCAGAGTTTGACAAAGTCGCTCGGGCGTTCCAGATGCTACAAGCCGCAGGGCCTCGCCAAGCTGAAGCACCAGTAAACCCACCAGGCACTGGTGTTGGACGCTCGTGGCAGCGAGGTGTCATTGGTACAAAGCAGGGTATTTACTCTGGTATTGCAACTAACGCTGCAAACACCTTGGAAAGCATGGATGTCGACAGGCTAACGACAATCAGACGTGCTTTAGATATTGTTGTTCCTGAAGATGCTTTGGCAATGATGGAGGCCGATGGTACACTCCAGGCTCTTGGTAGTGTAAGAAACGAAGAAGAGCTAAATCGTTGGTTTGACTCTTTAGACCGTGACTTTGACCTAGGACCACAGAACGTCGCAAAGTTGAAAGCGATGGTCGGTGGTGCAGAGGCTGCAAAGTCTGACTACCGTGCCCCAGGTGGTAAGTTTGAGACTGTACGTGAGACAGGACAAGACGCTCTAACACGTGCGTCTGAGCTTGAAGCTGACCGAGCGGCACTTCCCATGTCTCCAGTGGCCCAGCGCGGCGCACAGGACTTCCAGGATGCCGAAGGAGTCATGGATTGGGCGCGTAAGTCATTCAAAGATCCTATGGCTGCACTTGCCTTCATCGGTGAGACCGCAGCTGAGACTGGTCCAGCAATGGCAGCTGGTATTGGTACATCTGTCGTAACAGGCAACCCACTGCTCGGCGCGGGTATCATGATCGCTGCGTCAACACCCCGTGAATACGGTGGTGAGGTCATGAGTTTCCTGCGTGAACAAGACATCAATGTGTCAGACCCACAAGCCATCCGTGAAGCCATCGACAATGGCAACATTATGGCTGAAGCTCAGAAACGTGGCCTAACCAAAGCAGCCATCATTAGTGCCTTTGAGGCTATCGGTATGAAAGGTGGCGGTGGTATACTACTGCAAGGTGGTAAACAGGCGTTCACAGGTGGTGCGGGTGAGGCAACATCACAAGTTGCTTTAGATGGTGAAATCACGTCTGCCAAAGAAGTCGCACTTGAAGCAGTAGCAGAACTTGCAACAACACCAGGCGAAGCCGCGATCCTATATACAAAGAATGGCACACTAAAAGATCCAGACAGCCTAGACGATACCCAAAGACAGGCAGCTGGTGACCTAGCGCGTACATTTAAGGCTATCACAGACGCAAACCCTGACTTTAATCTAAAAGACGTCGACAAAACGTCAGCTAAAGGTGCCCGTGCCGTCGTTGACCAGGCTCACATTCAACTAACCGAGGCACTAAAGCAGCGATTTGCTGACATGAAGTCCCGCGTGAAGCCGAATCAGACAGATACATTCGAAAGTGTGTCTGAGAAGATCCTAGCGGCAGCTGCATACCGTGAAGGACGCAACAAAACTAAGTCAATCGTCGGTAATCAAGAATTAGACGCCCTAAAACGCCTCGCTGGGGACACCAGAGAAGGCCAAGAGGCAGTCAACCTGATCCTACAGCTAAACCAGCTAACAGAATTGCATAATAGCGGCTACCAGGGCGGTCTATCGTCCTTCACTGATCAGTTTTCTGTCTTTGGAAGCAAGGTTGGTTACGATAAAGGTGCTGTCGCTACAGAACGTCTACTGCGTCCCCTAATTAGTGGTGGTGCAGCTGTTCAAACTGGTGGTCTGAGCATTCCAGCCCAGATGGCTGTATCTGGCGGTGGTCGAGCAATCGATAAACTAACAGGCAACTATAGTCAGATCGACAAGTTCGTCCGTCGAAACGCTGAAACACCTGGTCTACAGCAACCTACAGCACCATCACTACGTGACGCAGCCGCAGCACAGCTACAGGCCGACGAAGACGCAAAGCAGCGTGAAGAGGCATTACGCACTGCACGTGAGGCAGAACAGCGTCAGTTGAACCTACAGCTGGCACAACAAGACGCCCCCGCAACCCCAGGCAGTCCACAGTTCACTATGGAAGATGCCACGGGTCTGTCACGTGATGGTGTCGCTCGTATCTTGCGTGTTCTAAAAGGACGTAATGACAACCCTGCGCTAACACGTGCAATTCAAGAGTATGAGCAGAGTGTTGCCACAGGTGGTCGCATTGAGGACCTAAGCCCACTGATCCGTGCGGTACGTCAGTTCCAACAAGATAACCCAGAGTACGTGCCAATGGTTCGCCCACCGAACTCATTGAGCAACCCGATGCTGGCAAACCCAGCCGCACCTGGTCAGCCGCCAGCTGTTGGTACGACTGAACCTAACCCAGTGCAAGCACAGACGTTTGGCCCACAGTTCACAACTCAAGAGAACTACAACCGTGGCATCGAGGCTAACAAGGCGATGAACGCTGAGTTGGTTGAGGGTGTCACTACAGATCCAGAGTTGAACCGCGTACAGAAGGGACGTCTGATTACGTCTCTGGATGTCCTAGCAAATAACCTAGGTTCAGACCCAGTAGCAGCCGCACAGGAACAAGTGCAGAAGCTGGAAGAGGCTGGTGTACCAGCTGAGGCAGTCGAGAAGTATATACAACCGTATGTGGACCGTGTGGCGCGTCAACAGGCGGCACGTGATGTAGGCCCACGTATGGCTATGGCACCACAGGAAGATGCCCCAGCAAACGCAGACCTATGGTCAGTGCCACCCCAGGCGTTCAACTCAGCTGACACGTCGATCAACAGTGGTAAACTACCAGCTGGCTTTACTGAGCTAAAGAAACAGGGCGTGTTTGAAGAAGGTCAGACCGTTGTCGACATCGGCGGTGGTCGTTTTGATAACGCTGTCGAAGACCTGGCAAAGCAGGGCGTGACACTGAAAGTATACGACCCGTTCAACCGTTCAGCGATGCACAACGAGACTGTCGTGTCCGAAATTGCAAACGGTGGTGCTGATGCCGCTGTGTCAAACAACGTGCTAAACGTGATTCAAGAGCCTGAGAACATCAACCGTGTTGTACGCCAGGCACACAACGCTATCCCTGATGGCGGCAAGGCATACTTTACTGTCTACGAAGGTAAAGGCGACGGTGTTGGTACTGAGACATCAAAAGGCTGGCAGCGTAACGAGAAGACACAAGACTACGTTGCACGTATCGAGGAAGTCTTTGGACCAGGTAACGTCACCCGTAAAGGCAAAGTCATTACTGCAACCAAAGCTACTAGTGCGTCACCAATTGCATCCGCAATTCAAACTGCACCAGGGCAATCATACGTCAACCCGCTACAGGTCCCAGATAATGAGATTGATGCAACACGCCTAAATGATTCACCAAGCGAAGCAGACATCCAGAAGATGCGTGAGGGCACATACAAGCCAAAGACAAAACGTAATCTGGTCGAAGCAGCTGACTACATGTACCAGAAGTGGAAAGCAGCCACAGGACGTGACGAACCGTTTGAGTACACACCTGAGAACGTCGACATCATCTCCACCTACATGGCGACAGAAGCTGTCAACGCTCTACAGAGTGATGCTAACGCCATCGGATGGTATGACCGAAAGTTGAAAGCCGCGAAGCGCGTGGTGTCTCTTGTGGACCCACGTGTGACGCAATCCGCAGATGCAGAGGCTGCATTTGACTTTGCTCTAGCAGTTACTTCTAATGGTCAGGCCGTTGCCGATAACTTTGCGTATGCGCATGAGGTGTTTGGTTACTTCATGGATAATGGTGTGATGCCTACGACTACCTGGAAGAAGGGTGGTGAGCGCAATGCATCTATGGTCGAGGCATTCGACTTCTTTAATGCTTACCAGGCGTCAGGCACTAACATGCCTATCCAAGACTTCCTAGACAGCGACTTCACTGTAAATGAACTCAATATGTACATTGCACGTTTTAACGAGCAGTATGGTACAGAGATCAAAGTACCTTCGTCTGAAGGTGCAAACGCTGAGGTCAAAGGCTCCTACGTCATCGGCCCGAAGATTGGTCAGGGCTTCTACCAAAACATCCGTGGCAACTATGATCCACTAACGATGGACATCTGGTGGATGCGCATGTGGAACCGCTTGGTCGGTCGTCCGTTTGTAGCAGACCCAGATCTCGACAAAGGTCGTGTTAACGTCAGGGATGCTATGAAAGGCGCGGGTAAACTTGAACAGAAGATGATCAATCAGACGCTGAAAGAAATGGGCGTCGGTAAACGTGAGATCAACAAAGACTCTGCACTGTTCGACGACTTTGTTACTAACGTAGAGAAGAAGTATCAGAAGTTCTACAAGCAGTATAAGATCGATAACGGTGTTAACCATAACAAGCCTAACTTCTTCAAGAAGACTGGCACACACGTCAAGAACCTGAAGCCACAGCTACAGGCACAACCTAAAGGGCCAAATGAACGCGCGTACATGCGTGAGGTCACAAAGGCCGCAATTGCTAAACTAGCTGATCTTGGCTATGATATCGAAACAGCTGATTTCCAGGCACTTATGTGGTACCCTGAGAAGCAACTGTTCAGACATTTAGGTGTTGCCCCTGGAAGAGGCGCAGATAATGACTATCTAGATGCTGCAATCATGCTTGCGGAAAGCGAAGGAATAACAAATGACCAAATCCAAGAAGCACTCCCCGATGCAGACGGAGACGGAGCCGTCAATAATCAGTCAGGTGCCCAAGGAGTCAATGAAAGACTTTATCGAGGGCCTAGTGGCGATGGCGAAGGCCAAACGCGAGCAGCAATTGCCCCAGTCACAGATGGAGTCGCAGGGATCCTCGCGTCCAGGCTTGCGGGTGGACCCACCCAACGGTCTTCTGTCCCAAGTACCCAAGAGGTAAAGCAAGCAGCTGAACCTGTCCGTGCAATCATCGAGGTTGGTAAGAAGGGCAGCAAGTACGAAGACGGGATCAAAGACATCAACCAGGTACGTGAGTTGGCAGATGCTATAAACGTAGCCCTGAAGATGTATAGCGATCAGCGTAAAATGCGCTTTGATGCTAATGCTCCAAACTCTACAGATGCTATGGGTCTCTATGAAGCTGGTAATGCCTATGCATTGGATCCACAGGCGGCTGGCTCAGAGTTTCAATCTTACATCACTGCACTTCATGAAGTAGCGCACGGTCTAAACGATCAGCGTTACAACCCAGCCTTGTTGAGTAGTTTTGATGAGGATGTACAACAAGAGTTGATGGGTAAATTAGCTGGTTACCCTGGACCAATGACAAACAAACTTACAGGACGGAAAGAATATATCCGACGCGGTTCGTTTGATGAGTTCATCGGCGCGATGTTGTCTGGTGGAAGTAAGGTTCCTAAAGATTTACAAAAGATGGTTTTGAAGGAAATGAAAGATCTTCAGGACCAAGGTCAGTACCGTGATGGAACTGATGTCAGATACAAAGGCGGTACTAAACGCACATTGGCACAACGCAAGTCTACCCCTTACTACAAATACATCAGAAGCACACCTGAAATGGCAGTTGATCCTGTCATCTACTACTTGCACGATCCGAAAGGCATGAAGAAGAATTACCCAGCGACAGCTGAGATGATTAAATCTTTCTTTAGCAAAAGCCCAAAGATCCAGTTCTACAGTCACCCACTTGCAATGGCGTTTGCCGTCGCATTGGCGATACTGATGAAAGCAGAACAGGAAGACGAGCAAGAGAAGCAAATGCCACCAGGCGCATTGAACCAACCAATGATGCCTGGAGCACTGTCTGCATAAGACCCCCAAGGAGAGCGAAATGTTAAAGACTGCATTGGACCTGGTTCCAATCCTAGAGGCTATTGATGTCGTCAAGTCATCAAAGCTCCTAACCAAAGCACAACAGGACACTGTGTTGCGTGAGGTTGCATCAGCGATCCCAGCATCAGTGTTCTGCAAACAATGTCCAGAGACACTGTCTATCATAAACAAACTAGTGGAGACGACAGATGGGTCACCCGCCAAAAGAACCTCGAAAGAAGAAACCAGCAAAGCCAAAGTTAATGCCAGGTCGAGCCAGACCAGCACACAAGAACCCTCTGGCACTGCAACATCAGACACCCGAGGGACGGGCAAAGTTCCGCGAAATGCTAAAGAACCGAAAGAACAAGGGGGGAAGACCCCTCGGAGTTCCCGACGGTCACAGTAAGGAAACCATCAAGCCAGTCGTCGACCAGGCAAAAGAGGACGCCAAAAGGGCGGTAAGTATCATGAAGAAAGAGTATGACATCGAAGACCCACGCGCTGAGGAAGCACTCGAAACCGCAGTGGAGATCATGCGTACACCAGTACACAACCGTGATCGTCTTCAAGCAGCCAAGTTGATCCTGGACTTCACCAAGGTCAAACCTGTCGCCAAGTCTGAGATCACTGTCGGTAAAGCTGAGGAGTTCCTAAGCTCACTGCTAGATACCAATGACGGTGACGACCAAGACTAAGCCGACGATGGCTACTAAGGAGCAGCTGGCTGAGGTCCGTAAGCGACTGTATACTGACTTTAGCTTCTACGCGAAGGGTGCACTAAAGATCCGCACTAAGTCAGGTGACATTGCGCCCCTCAAATTGAAACCAGCCCAGAAGATCCTCAACGACGCTGTCACTAAGCAAATGGAGACAGAAGGCAAAGTCCGAGTGATCATTCTGAAGGCGCGTCAGCAAGGTCTATCGACCTACGTTGGCGGCTACCTGTACTTCAGTGTCTCCCAGCGCAAAGCTGCGAAAGCCCTAGTGATTACCCACCACAGTGACTCAACACGCGCCCTGTTCGATATGACCAAGCGTTACCATGAGAACTGCCCTGAGATCCTGAAGCCACACACAAAGTATTCATCCCGCCGAGAGTTGTCTTTTGACGTTCTAGATAGTTCCTATGTCGTTGCGACAGCTGGCGGTGAAGCTATTGGTCGGGGTGAGACCCTGACCCACGTTCATGCGTCGGAGCTTGCGTTCTGGTCCAAGACCACCGCTGCCGACAACTGGAACTCGCTGACCCAAGCTGTCCCCAATACTAAGGCACCGCTATATTTGTCGAGAGTACAGCCAATGGTGTCAGCGGGATCTTCTATGATCTCTGGAAAGGTGCAGTCGAGGGAACCAACGGCTACGTGCCTGTGTTCATCCCTTGGTTTGCAGACCCAGAGTATCGTGAGACGGTCCCAGAGAACTTTGAGCGTACCCCAGACGAGGAAGAGCTTGCGTCCAAGTATGACCTCGATGACGAGCAGCTAATGTTCCGTCGCCGTAAGATCGCACAGAACGGTCTCGACCTGTTCAAACAGGAGTACCCCTCAGAGCCTGAGGAAGCCTTCCTGACGACAGGTAGACCCGTGTTTAACCCAGAACAGCTACAATCGTCTATGGGTACTACACAGGACGTACAGGAGCGCCTAGCACTCGAAGGTGAAGACTGGCTGAATAACGTCCGAGGTGAACTGACGATGTACCGTCGTCATGACCCTGGTGAACAGTATGTCATCGGTGCCGACGTCGCTATGGGCGTCCGTGGTGGTGACTACAGTGTTGCCCAGGTCCTCGACAGTAAGAAGCGACAAGTGGCAACCTGGAGAGGCCATGTGCACCCAGACTACTACGCGACTGTGTTGTATCACTTAGGTCAGTTCTTCAACACTGCGTTCATCATTGTCGAGAACAACGGTCACGGCCTTTTGACGTGTACCAGGTTGGCTAAAGACATGGCCTACCCGAACTTCTTTACTGAGGTTCAAGTCGACAAGCTGACGGACAAAGAGACCATTAAGTTGGGCTTCAGTACGACAGCAAAAACCAAGCCTCTGATCATTGACGAGCTACGAGCGTCTGTCCGTGAGAACGAGATAGAACTCAATGACAAAACAACGATCCGCGAAATGCTCACCTACGTCGTGACTGAGAGCGGATCTATGGAAGCTGAACCAGGATGCTACGACGACTGTGTCATGTCGTTGGCATTAGCCAATCACGTGCACGAAGGTGCCTGGGAGCCGATAGAGAGTGCAGATGACTATTACATTGAAATGGTATGATCACTATGGATAAAAAAGACTACAAAGCGGTGGACGACGATAAACTCGTTACGATTCTCGATGATAACATCCGTAGATCTATCGGGTATTATGATTCACAGATATCCAGAGAACGCCGCAAGGTCATAGACTTTTATAACGCTACGCTCCCACGCCCAGCGCACGACGGTAACAGTAAGTATGTCTCTATGGACGTCTATGATGCTGTCGAGAGCATGAAGGCTGCGCTGCTAGAAACTTTCAGTACTGGCTACAAGACCGTGCGTTTTGCTGCACAGACTGGAGAGGACGTGCGTATCGCTGAGATCGCTACAGCCTACTGTGACTACGTTGCAAACCGTCAGAACAACCTGTTCGAGGTTATGCAGTCTGTTATCCACGACGGTCTCATTGCACGTGCTGGTCTCTGTAAGGTTTACTGGGACGAGCGCGAAGACAGCTACCTAGAGCCTATCCAGGATCTGACTGAGGAAGAGTTTGACGCTATTGTTGCCCAGGACAACGTAGAGATCGAGGAAGTCGAGCAAGACGAACTTGGTTTGTACTCTGGTGACCTTCGCGTCTTCCAGGACACCAGTCAGGTGGTCATTGAGGCCATTGCACCTGAACAGTTTGTCATTGAGCCACAAGCTAAGTCTTTAGACGACGTTGGCTTCTTGGGTCATCGCACGACTATGACAATCTCAGAACTACGTGAGGCAGGGTATGACGAAAAGCTCATTGCTAAGATCGGCGATCACGAAGACGTCGAAATGGAAACCGATCCAGAGGTCCTGGCACGTCACGAAGAGATTGGTCAAGACCGTGGCTTCAACGCTAAAGGTTTCCAGGATCAAGTTAGAAGCATCACTGTTTATGAACTATATATCGACATCGATCTCGATGGCTCTGGAATCGCTGAGACGTACAAAGTAATCAAAGCTGGCAACGTAGTGTTGCACAAAGAGAAGTGCACCTACAAACCGTTCTGCGCCTTTGTACCACTACCGATCCCACACTCGTTCTTTGGTTCCAACTTCGGGTCCAAGGTTGTCCCTATCCAGACTGCACGTACAGTTCTGACACGCTCGATCCTAGATCACGCGATGATCACGAACAACCCACGTTACACTGTGGTCAAAGGTGGTCTAACGAACCCACGTGAACTGATAGACAACCGTGTCGGTGGTATCGTCAATGTGTCACGACCTGACGCCATCAGTCCGATGGTACAGGCACCGTTGAACCCGTTCATCTTCCAGACAATTCAGATGTTGGACGAGGACAAAGAGGACACCACAGGCGTCTCACGTCTTTCCCAGGGCCTCAACAAGGATGCCATCAGTAAGCAAAACTCAGCGGCTATGGTTGAACAGCTGGCGACTATGTCACAACAGCGTCAGAAGATCATTGCACGTAACTTTGCGAACAACTTCTTGAAACCTCTGTATCAGCTGATTTACCAGCTGGTTGTCGAGAATGAACCACAAGCCAAGATCGTTGAGATCGCTGGTGATTACGTGGCGGTCAACCCAGGTGACTGGGGATCTAAACGTGATGTCACTGTCGAGATGCACCTAGGCTACGGTGAACAGGAAGCTGAAGCACAGAAGTACCTAGTGCTGCACGGTCTGATGTCTCAGGATCCAACATTGTCAACAATGTATACACCTGAGAACCAGTACAACCTCATGACACACGTCATGGAACAGAACGGCATCAAGAACGTCAAAGACTACCTAACGCCACCACAAGAGCAACCACCAGAGCAGCCAGATCCAGCACAGGAGATGGCAATGCAGATGCAACAGAAGCAAATGGAGCTTCAAGAGCGTCAGACAGCGGTTGCTGAGATGAAGGCACAGATGGATGCCCAAGTTGCCCAGATGAAACTACAGCTGGAGCAAATGAAGGCACAACAAGGCTTTGCGATCCAGTCAGACAATATGGATCTGAAAGAGGCACAACTGGAACACAAGCAGTTTGTCGACAAAGCCGAACTAGAGATTGCGAGAAACGCAGACGACGTCCGCGCTATCGCTTCACCAACTGGATAAATCCCATGAGACGTCGAAACCCAGTAGCCCAACAAGTGAGGACTGCTAGGTTTCGGCCTCGGATTGTCCAGGTCAAAACCAAACAGCTTCCACGTAAAGCGAAGCATAAGAAAAGAGAGCAGCATGACTGAAGAAGAACTCATTCAGCACGGTGAGGACGCAGAGGTATTACTCAAGTCCCCAGCGTTTAACAACGTGGTCAACAAGCTAGTGGAACAGACGTTCC